GGTGCAGCGTTAAACGTTGCTAACCGCCTATATATTGATATTACAGACAATGATAACGATTTATCCGATATCACAACTGGTAAATGGGCTTGGTTAGCCCGTGGTATTAGCGAAATTACACCATCATGGCAAGAAAAAACACAAAAGACAGCTTATTACGATGGAGATGGGCATGATGACACCGAAGTAACTGGTAAGTCTATGCAATTAGCTGTTAAAGGTGTTCGCTACTTAGGCGACCCTGCACAAGACTACATTGACGGTAAGCAATATGCTATCGGATCAGCTGCTAAAACTCGTGTGTTATGGATTAACAACGGCATGCCAGTAGTTTCAGCATGTACTTTAACCGCTGTAACTCCAACTGGTGGTGCAGCAGACGCACAACAAAACTTTTCACTTACTATTGCTTTCAATGGAGCACCAAAGACAACCACAGGCAAGTTAACAATGACTGAATCAGATCAATCACGTGTGTTTACTGCATCTGTTGACGATAAGACGCCAGCAACTACTCCAAACGCACACTAATGCTGATACACCAAAGCAAAATTAGGAGGTAGCTAATGTCAATTATTGATTTAGACAAACGAATTAAAGTAGATAACAAGGTAGATGTTAAACTGGCCGGCAAAACTTATAAGATCTTGTTTGATGATAACTTTCAAAAGACTGTAGCCAAAGCTTCTGTTGAAGTCATGAACGGCCTTAAAGCTTTAGATGATCCAAGCTGGGCAGATAAAGATATGGCTGTTCAAAAGAAAGACGTAGAGAATAGTTTCAACTCTGTGAAAGCGTCAGCTATTTCAGCATTAGATAAACTCTTGGGTAATGGGGAAGGTAAGCGACTTTACAAGTATTACAACTATTCAACCGATGCTTTAGGTGCTGTATTAAATGCCTTAAATGATGAAGCAGCTAAGTCAGTTGAAGTAAAGGAAAAGAAACGTAAGGCTTTGAAACATATGTCAACGTCAACATCAGTGCCTTTAGGCGTATCATCAAGAGCTTAAAACGATGTTAAGTCTAACTGATACGCCTTTATCAGCTATCAAGTTTGACGGAGAGACATATCAAATAAACTTAGCTTTTGACAACGTAATCAAGTATTTAGAGCTAGTAGAAGATGATAGTGAAAACAAGGAACTAGAAGCCCTTAAATTATTCTTTGGCGATCAAGAGATACCTTTAGATCCTGATTTTATAGAAACTAGTTTCAAACTTATTAACGAAACTATAACTAAATCGGCATATCAAGGTAACCCTTCAAAGGATTGGAGCATGAATATAGCACCACAACATATTTACTCATATGAGCAAGATGCAGATGCTATTTACTCGTCCTTTATGATGCAGTACCACATAGATCTTTTAAAAGAGCGCGGAAAAATGCACTGGTGTGTATTCCGTGCTCTTTTTGATGGTCTGTGCGAAGATACACCAATCCAAAGAATAATTGAACTAAGACAGAAGAATTTAACCGATGTATCAGATGAACAACGAGGCAAGGTAATGCAACTTCAACAATACTATGCTTTGAAGTTGAAGAAACCTAAGACTGAGGAAGATGTCTTTAACAGTAGTTCTTTATCATCTGCCTTTGCTTCCTTGATGAACGCAGCGAAAGGAGGTTAGTAAATGGCTGATGGAAAGATAACTATTGATATAGACATCCCCGTTGATAAGGTTAAAACTGATGCACAGTTAATAGATCAGATCTTAAATTCACTTGGTAGGGATGCAGGCAAAGAGCTAGATAGTAGCTTTGAAGAGTCAACTGATAAAGTTAAACAAAAGGCTGATGAAACTAGCAAGGACGTTGACGAAAAGCTTAGCAAGCCTGTTGATATTAAAGCAGACTTAGATAATAAAGATGTTCAGGAAAAGACTAATCAAACTAAGCGTGATCTTGATGCTGTTCCAAAAGAAACTAAGACTGAACAGAAAGCCGATAACAAGGACGTTGTAGAAAAGTCTAAGCAAACTAAAGAAGAAATCGACAAGGTTCCTGATAAAAAAGACACTAAGCTTAATGGTACTGACAACACTAAGAAAGCTACTGATAGTGCTAGTCGTAATGCTGACGATGCAGGAAAACATTTTTCTAAGCTACACGAAATCATTAAAGGTACTTTCATTGGAAATTTTGCTGCTAATGCTGCTCAAACTGCTTTAGGGACTGTTAAAAATGCAATCGGTGGAGTGATTACAGAAGGTACTCACTACAATCGACTGCAGCAAGATATGCTTGCACAATGGAACACCTTAACCGGTTCAGCTGGCAAAGGAAAAGAATTAGTTAAAGAAACTAACGACTTAGCTATTGCAGCACAGAACAGCGTGGAGATGGTTAATGACTTAAACCAAAAATTCTACGCTGTTACTAACTCATCTAGCAAGACTAGAGACTTATCTAAAGCCGTTCTTACTTTACAAGACGCCTTTGGTCAAAGTGATGACGCTGTAAAGAACTTCGCTATGCAGTGGTCACAAATGATTGGTAACGGTAAAGCTAACGCGCAAGACATGATGTCTATCCAGAATGTATTCCCTAAGTTCATGGAAGAACTGGTTGAATATGAGCGTAAGGTTACTCACAACAGCAAGTTAACTACCGCACAAGTTCGTGACATGATGTCTAACGGTAAGATATCAGCTGATGCAATGAACACTGTCCTGATAGGGATGGGTAAGAAGTATAAGAATGCTACTGATAACTTCTCTCAGACTATGGACGGTATGGAGCGTACAATTCACGCACGTATTCCTGTTTTAGCTGGCGCTATTGTCAAACCATTCCAAGATCTTAAAAATCCATTGCTTGGTAAGATGAGTAACTGGATTACTTCTAGCGGTGCTGAGAAGAGTTTTGAAAACTTCGGCAAGTCAATTGCTGGGATTATGAACGGTGTGATGACTGTAATTAATACCTTTGCAATGTCATTTAGAGCTAATATAGCTGGTGCTTTTCAAGGCTCTCACTTAGGTGATATAAGTAATTCATTTAGAGATATTGGTAAGGCTGTTACTCCAGCACTTCAAGCTATAGCCGGTTTTGTTGGTGTGATTAGTGCGAATGTCTTTGACGTATTTGCTAACCTACTTAGTGGCATTGTTGAAGGCTTTAGAAATATTGGAAAGCAACGATCTTCTCTTGATTTTTCAGGAGTAGCAAAAACATTCCAAAGTCTAAGCCAATCTATTAACGCTGTCATGGTTCGTTTGCGTCCACTTATCAAGGAATTTGGAGAGTTCATTGGTATTTTTGCTAAAGGAACATTTGAAGGTATCGTAACAGTTTTTCAAGATATCAGTAATCTGGTCGGCAAAGTTGCATCTAAGCTGGCTGAAACATTGCCTTATATGCAGAGCACTGATAAGGCTGTTGATGGAGTTAGTAGACACAGAGCGTCAATTGAAAGGCTGGGAAAAGTATTCGGTGGCCTTATTGCTGCTATTGTTGCTGGTAAGACAACTTTCAAAGTATTGGATACTATGCGTCTAGGCATTGTAGGCATAGGCAACACCATTAGTACTCTCAGAAAAGCACCAACTATTATTGCTGGTATATCTAAGGCGTTCCCTATTCTTGGTAAAGCTATCAATGGCGTTAAAGGTGCTTTTGATTTGTTAAAACTGGCTTTCTTAGCTAATCCGTTTATGGCTACAGTAGCAGTTATTGCAGCACTGGGTTTAGCTTTCTACGAAGCTTATAAGCATATCAAACCATTTAGAGAATGGGTTAATAAGGCAGCTGATACCGTACATAAATCCTTTGACGGCATGGTGCGGAATGTACAAGCTTTTAACAAGTCGTTTGTAAATGGATTAAAAGTAGTAATTGATTGGGTCAAAAAGAATTGGACAACTTTACTTAGAATGCTTGTTGATCCAATAGGCGGTGGCCTAAAGCTTCTCTATGACAACAATCCTAAATTCAAAAAATGGGTTGATGATTTAGGGAAGAATCTTTCTAACGGCTGGTCTTCAATCAAGAAAAACACATCTAAATTCTTTACTGATTTACCTAAAAACATCTCTAAAGGGATGAAGACAGCTATTGACTGGGTTAAGAAGAATTGGTCTGGCTTAGCTTTACTTATAGTTAATCCTATTGCTGGTGCAGCTAAGCTACTTTATGACAACAATCCTAAATTTAAGAAGTGGGTTAATAGCCTTGGTAAGAATTTCAAAAAAGGCTTTGATGGCATGCTTAAAAACAGTCACAATTTCTTTAAAGGATTGTGGACTGGTATTGGTAACTGGGGAAAGCAGGTATCTAAGAACTGGGGCAACTTTGTTAAAGGGCTAAGTGAGAATAGATATGTAAAGGCTTTTAAGAAAGGTAATCTATTCGGCACTCTCTTTAAAGATGCTCAATCTCGGATGAAAGACTTCAGCAAGAAGTGGGACAAGGCTTGGAAAAATAATAAAAAAGCACTTGCTGACTCATTCAGAAATATGCAGAGAAACATCGGCAAGTGGGGTACTAATACTCACAAGTGGTACGACAAGTTCAGTGAACAGTTCAAAAAGAAGTGGGATAACGGTTGGAAGAACAGCAAGCAGGCGCTTATTGATTCGTTTGACCGTATGAAACGGAATACCAGTAATTGGGGTAACAATATCCATAAATGGTATGACAACTTTAATAAGAACTTTAGCAAGAACTGGAATCGTGGCTGGTCTGATACTAGAAAGAACTTAGGTACCGCATGGTCCAAGATGCAGGACAGAACTTCACGGTTTGGTTCTGATATGAAAAACTGGCTAGATAACTTTGGTCCTAACTTTAAAGCTGGTTGGAAAAGCTTATCTAAAGGCGTTCAGAATATCTTTGGTGATATGTGGTCAGCGATGAAAAAGCTAGGTAAGGACGCTATGGGTGGCCTGATTGATATTGTTAACGCAGGTATTAGTGGCATTAACACGGTTATCTACGCTTTTGGTGGTAAAGGTAACACAATTAAGAAGATCCCTAAGAAGTTCGCTAGTGGTACTGGTGCGTTTAGTGGACCTAGACGTGCAATAACTGAACCTACCTTAGCAATGGTTAATGATGGCTTTGATAGCCCTGAAACAGGCAACAAAGAAGCTTTATTCAGACCAGCTACCGGCGAATTTGGTGCTTTTCAAGGCAGAAATACCACAACTATGCTGATGCCGGGTGATGAGATACTCAATGCGTCTGAGACCGCTATGATTATGCAAGGCATGGGCATTACTCACTTTGCGAAAGGTACTGGCTGGCTAGGCAATATAACCAATTCAGTAGGTAGTTTCTTTGGAGGTATTGGTAGTTGGGTAAAAGATAAAGTTGATGATTTAAAGAAATACTTTGATTTAGCTAAAAAGATTATTTCAAATCCAACTCAATACGTTGAAAGCATTTTTAACTTCAAAGGCTTCAATAGTGGTCAACGCTCAATGAAGGCACTGGCTAGTGGCTTATTCGATCAAGCAAATAAGAATGTTCAAAGCTTCTGGAAAACCTTGTGGAACATGGTATCTGGTCAATTCAACGGAGGCGCAGCTAATTCAGACTTATTAGCAGCTGCTCAAAAATATGGTTCTGGTCACCCTTATGTATGGGGTGCTAAAGGTGCGGATGCTTTTGACTGTTCTGGATTAGTTCAATATGCTGTTGAACATGCTTTTCATAAATCATTCCCAGCTGGATCAAGTGCACAATATGCTGCAACACAGAGCGTAGATAATCCCCAACCAGGTGACTTAGTATTCTTTGGTGCAGGTGGTGCAAATCACGTTGGTATCTATGCCGGCGGAGATAATTACTATTCTGCTCAAAGTCCAAACGCCAGCCCTAACATTGGCATGGGCAAGATTTCAGCAGTACATGAAGGACCTGTGTCTTATAGACGCATTCCTGGTATCAATGCCCTAGGTAAGTCCGGCGACAACGTTAAGGCAAACAGTGGACTTGAAAAGTGGATCAAGAAAACTATTGCTCCTGGATTCTGGAAATTTATTGATAAACTGAATAGCTTATTCAATGTTTCAATTGGCTCAGGTGGTCCAAATTCAGCACCTACTGGAGATCATAAGCATTGGCTGAAGCAAGCAGGTATTCCTGAGAGCTGGTTTAATGGCTTAAACAGCATTATCCAACAAGAATCCGGCTGGCGTGTTAATGCAACAAACCCAAGTTCTGGAGCTTACGGTATTCCACAGTCATTACCAGGAAACAAGATGGCTTCTGCAGGTAGTGACTGGAGAACAAACCCTATAACGCAATTGAAATGGATGTACTCTTACATTAAAGGACGATATGGAAGTTTACAGAATGCTTTATCGTTTAGAGCTGCTAATGGTTGGTACGGTAACGGTGGAGAATTTGATAGTCCAGAAGTTATTGGCGTTGGCGAAGACGGGCCAGAGTTCGTAATCAACCCGCAGAAATCAACTGCTGACCACTTAATTGATAAAGCAATTTTGCAGCGTGCTAAAGTCGCTCCTGAAAGTCCGACTGCTTCATTAGCTCGGATTATGGATCAGGTTAAATATAGTTCAGTTGCTGGTTATGGAACACCGGACAGCAGTACTATAGCCAGCCAAAACATAATTAAGCTTGATGATAAACGTCAAAAAATTGATGGTGATACAGTGATTAAGTTCATTGTTTCTGATAAAGAGATGGCGAGAGCTACTTATCCAACTATTAAGATGTTACAAGCACATGACATCACTATTAAGCAACAGGGAGGTGCTATACCAGTTGTCTAGTGTATTTGTTAAGAGATTAGACGGAACAGAGTATGATCTTGATAAATTAGGTTTTAGAGTTATTACATTTGAACCGCCGGGTATTAACTATACTCATACCTATGTTCAGCAAAATAAGATCGGTCAAGTGTTAACAGATGTTGTTATTGATAAGATGACTATTCCTTTAACTTTGATGATCCAAGCAGAGGATACAGTAGACCTAGAACTTAAAAGGCTTGATTTAAAGCGTATCTTTAATAGTGATGAGCCTTTTTATGTTTATACAAGCCGCATTCCTTACTTACGCTGGCGGTGTGTAGTTGATGGAGCTATCTCTTATCCGCAGATAGAAAACTTTTGGCAAGCTACAGCAACCATTAATTTGAGTTGTCCTTTAGGACTTGCTGAAACAGTTGCCACTACTGGAGATAGTGCTTTCACGTATGATAGTGGAAAGTGGGGTCTAGGCCTTAATATTCCACACGGTCAAGAGTTGAAGTATATTTTTAACTCAAGTCCCTGCAGAGTATACAATGCTTCTAACGTTGATTTGAAAGCTGATGAGTTACCCGTAGAAATCACTTTTGACGGTAACGTTAAAGATGGCTTGACGATCACTAATAGCACTACAAGCCAAGTTTTTAAGCTTAATGGAAGTTACAGTAAACAAGACGCAATTGTGATTGATGGCATTGTTCCCACCGTCAACGGTACAGAGCAATATTCTAAGACTAATCACGCTTATCTTGATTTTGTTAAAGGCTGGAATGAGATCAATGTAGACGGAGCAACCGACTACACCATTAAATTCAATACACGCTTTTACTACTAGGAGATGGTAACTTGATATCAATTAAGAATGCTGCCGGACAGATGGCAATTGTCAAAGGTCAAGAAGTTCAAGTAACCTCAACTCTCGGTAGTTTAGACACAATGAGTTTTAACTTCTATAACCTACATAGTGATGAAAGGATTGACGAAGTACTAGCACCCTTTAGCATTGTGAGTGTTCCTGAAACTGGTGAAGATTATGAGGTACAGACCTATAACACCGATGATGTAGGTAATTACATGCAATATAGTGTGAGCGCAATACAAATAGCCAAAAGATTCCACTATCACTACATCAAAGATAAGATTGGCGTTGAAACTACTACATCAAAAGATGATAGTGGGAGCACTGAGACTTCAACAACATCTAAGCCGGTTAAGTTAAAGGACGCTTTAAGCTTTCTTTTTAAAGGTTCAGGGTTTGATGTAGAGATTGATAAAGGTCTTAATCAAAACTCTGTAAAAACGTTTGACGATGGCTTTGGTGGTGGATATGCTGACGAGTTGCTACAGACTGCAGCTAGTGGTTATAGTTTTGAATACTGCTGGAAAAATAAAACTTGCTATGTAGCAAAAGAGATTGGTAGTAAAGATAAGTTTGTGTTTGTCGATAATGTGAACTGTAATAAGATATCAGTTCAAGAAAACGACACAGCAATAACCACTAGAGCTACTGGCACGATTAACGTAACTAAGCAGAATGGAGATAACTCAACTGTAAACACCCTAACGTCAACTTATGTTTCGCCGTTGGTCAAAGAAAAAAGCTGGCCGATTATTGACGCCACGCCTTATACAGAAGACTTTACCGATGATGGGAAGTCATTTGTGATGAGTCAGCAATTGCTCGATGACAAGGTTAAAAAGCTGGTTCATGACTACCCTAGTATTCAATACACTGTAGATGGTGCGAACTTTAAGAAGTTTGCTAAGTACTTACATGGTGTACAAGTTGGAGACTACGGCTACTTAAGGACACGGCAAGGAATTGACGTTAAAACTAGAGTTCAATCAATTACTTCTTATCCTCAAGATGTTAGTAAGGGCAATACGATTACGTTTGGCAACTTAGCTTTTAACTTGATCGACTATCTGACGTATCAGCATAATCAAGAAAACAAGTATCGAGAATGGTATAGCAGTATGAGCCTTAAGATGAATAATTTGGCCGAAATAGTACATAAAGCTAATGCGGGTTTAGATAAATTCACAACCACCTGGGGAGAAAGCCAATTAGAAAATACGCAAAGTATTGAAAAACTACAGCAGGAATTGCAGCAGCTTTTAGAAAGTCAAAAAGATAAGGATAAAGATACAACTGATAAAGGCAATAATTAAAATGATGATAATAGTACTAAACAGTCCACCTAGGGCTGTTTTTTTGCAAAGGAAGTGAGTAGATGGCTAATGTTTTTGAGCAAGAGGGATCACCAACACAAGATTCCACTTTTAGAGAACATTTGAATAGAAACTGGGAGGCTGGAAACCGGAAGTTTGCTGAACTTGAGGGTAAGGTTCAAAGTACAGAGCAAAAATATGATGATGTTCTTGGTGACCAGGATAGTAAAGCAAAAGATAAGAAAGAAAAAGAAACTAGGATTAAGAAACTAGAAGATCAAGTAGCAAAGTTAAGTCTGGCCGTCTTTGGCGATGGGGCTACAGCAGTTCATACAATTAGTTCAAATGAAGACAATCATAGTCAAATAGCTGAGGAGGTGAAACTTGACTAATGAATAATATGCCAACAATTAATAACGGTGGTCAACCATATTACTTTCCTGCTGATATCGCAAAAGAAGGGGAAGACTATGCAAGATTAAGCAACTTCTTCAAAACAAGAGTGGGTGATAATGGAAAAATCCTTACTTTTAAATGGTATGACCAAGGACGTGTAATGAACGTTCATGGATTTATTCCTTTTATCAAAGGTATGGTTGGAAAACACTATGAAGAGCCAGACACAAAAGAAATCATCATGGCACCAGATGCACTTTACCGTGAGTGGCAAGGTTCAACTGATAATGGTCATGATGGTGGCTTCATGGACTATACTCTTGAAGATCAAATGTTTCCGCAAGAAGGAATTTTTAAAGGCCACTTTGGACTTAAAGATACTAACGGTAACGTTCTTACAAGCGTCAATATTGTCTTTGAAGTCTTAGGTAACGACCTTAGAGTTGGTGAGACCACTAAGTACTACAGTGCAGAGTTAGATAGATTAGCACGAGAATACGAAGTTAAGACTGATCAAATGATTGCTAATGGCACTCAAAAAGTCGATCAGTTTGTTGCCCAAACTAAGAACGATATCAGTGCATCTCTTCGAACATCTAGAGATAGCCTTGATGCTTTAAACGGAGAAATTAGAGCCAACCGTGCTGAGCAGTCAAATATCTCGCAACATTTAGCTGGTACTCAACAACAAATTGCTAACTATGACATCGTAACCAGACCTGAATTTCAAAGCGGTATGGATACGATGAACAATGCTATTAACGACAGATTGTCTCAAATGAAAACTAATCCAATTGCAGTTGCAAATGCTGGGGAGTTAACTGCAAACTATCCTAACGGCGCAGACGGTATTTTCATCACAGCAGATACTGGTCACAAGTGGGTCTATCTCTATGGTGCTTGGAAAGATTGCGGTGAGTATCAGGCTATTGGCATTGAAAACTCTGAATTAGCGCCACTTAAAGTACAGTTGCAAAAACAAGAGAGTAAGATCAACCAAAATACCAACGACATTGGACTGAATTCACTTGGAATTAAGAAAAATAGCGTTGATATCCAGAACCTAGATGGCGCTGGTCACCTGATGGATATCTTGCTAGTTGATGAGTTTGGCAATCATATTACAGATGACTATGGTAATCGGATTGGTGGCTATAAATGGCTACCGTTGACTGATGTCACTCTTACACAAGCTGGATTACCAGCTGATGGTCAAGCAGTTGGAGACGCAATCAAAAACGCTACTGCCTTTAAGCCTGAAAAGTATGGCATGCCAGTTCTTTATCTCTGGGGTAGCAATATTTTATCTTTAAAAGATAAATCCAAGACTTTAACGAACGAGGTTACTTATAGTTTTCCAGCTTATGGAGTATCTGGAACAGTTGAAAAGTTTAAAGTACAGGGCGCTTCTAGCGTTGGCAATCCTAAAAAGAATTACACTTTGAACTTAGACAATGATTTTGAAGCGTTTAGAGGATATGGCAAAAATCATAAGTATGTTATCAAAGCAAACTATGGAGATCCATCACAATCTCTAAATGTAGTAGGCGCTAGACTTTGGGGAAGTATCAGAGATACGCACAAGCATGCTGACACAGGAATTCTAAACACTAATGGCGACTTGTTAGTTGATGATAAAGGTAATCGAATCATTGCTGAAACCGATCCACAACTCTCAATCGGTGGAACTTATGGCGCAGTAGATGGTTTTCCAATTGGCGTTTATATCAACGATCAATACTGGGGATTATATACCTTCAATATTCCTAAAGATGACTGGATGGCAAAAATGCCTAAGAAGTCTAAGAATAAGTATGCAATTATTGATACTATTTGGACGCCTCAGGGGGCATTCTTAAAAGAAACTAACTTGAAAGATGACCAGATGGAATTACAATTCTGCAGCACTAAAGATACAACTTGGGCTAAAGATTCAGTCAATGAGCTAATCCGAGCTGTTTTAGCACATTATGATACGGTAGATGACTTTAATAAGGCAGTTAATCCACTGTTGGATTTAGACAGTGCAATTGACTACTACATCTTCTCAGTTCTAGTAGATAACGATGATGGAATTTTCAGAAACTACCTACTTCAAACATTCGATGGTAAGAAGTGGTATTTTGCAGCATATGACTTAGATTCAATTTTCGGACGTACACCAGACTTCTTAGAACATATGCCAGCCAAGTCTGATACAGACGACTGGCGAGACCATGGCGTAACTTTTGAGAATGTTACGAATGCCAACCGCTTGATGTATCAGCTTTGGAAATTCTATAAAGACGAAATTTTAAAGCGAACTAAAGCCTTGGTTGATGGTATTATGTCTGATTCAGCCGTAGACACAGCTTTTGTGGACTTTGTCAGACACATCCCAGTCAAAGCATTTGATGCAGAACTTGATGTATGGCCTTATACCCCTAATACATCGGTTGATAATGTCAATCGTATTGGCAGATGGTACATGCAACGTATGGAATGGTTAAAGAATAGATATTTTAATAAATAATAAAAGGAGAAAAATAATTATGGCAGATATTAAATTTATGAATTTATCAGAAAACGGTAACCCAGCTACTACAGATAGTGTTTTAATCGGAAACTCACAAGATGGTATGAAACGCACAACTTTAGGAACTATTGGAAACATGTTTGCGGTACACGGTGCTTTACACTTTGAAGAGGTACAAGTAGCAGCTAATACTGCTGTAGGACAAGTTACTGATCCAGCTGCACGAAATTGGACTGTAAAGTATGATATTCAAGCTCCAGACGTTCCAGGCTATACTTTCAAGTGCTGGATTGCATCACAAACTAATGGCTTTTCATCAGGAAACTACATTATTAATAAGTTAGCTAACTTAGAAGCTCAAGTTTGGGTAGTTGATGCTGGGACATCAGTACTTGCTGATCCTAATAATACAGTTAGTGCGTTAGCAATGTACGTCAAGAATGAATTAGCCTAGTAAGTTGAAAGTCACCTAATAAATAAACAGTACGCAAGGGCGGCTAGTTAGGAGAGAATATGAAGAAACTAAAAAAGCTCCTACATACTGAGCACCCACAACACGAGATACTAGCTTTTGCAATGATGGGCATTGGGCTAATCCTTATCTGCAATGACTTTTATTTCTTTTGGCCGCCTTTTGCGGTTGGCTTTTTGAATGATGACTTAGTTGGAGGTGTTTTCTTGGTTGATGGCATCTTGCTTTTAAGATGGGCACTTAGTGCATCAGGTAAGATCTATGCCAACCGCAATCTACTAGTTATTACTGCCGGCTTGCTTGCGTTTGAAGCAACGGCTGAATTTTGTCACGGTTATGTTTCAGGAAGACCGCATATGTTCATGGCTGGCTTTCTTGAAGCAGTAGTCTTACTTTTCGTCTTTTCCATCATAGGAAAAACTAAGAAGCATAATTACTAGTGGGAGGTGGTGCTGTGGAATTCATAAAAGCACTGCCTTATGTAGTAGGTATATTGGCAACCGTAGGAGCTGGCATCAAGTGGCTGTACGGAGAACTAAAGGAAGAAAAGAAACATTATGAAGAGCTCTATCAGCAAAAAGAAGCTGAGGTTGAAGCCTTAAAAGATAAAATTAATCAATTGAAAATCAAGATTATTAAATTAGAAGCATCTCAACGAGGTGCTTTTTTTGATGGAAAGGATCACAAAGAATGATTAAGAAACTAGAGAAAGAATTAAAAGAGTTAAACATCAAGCGTAGCAAATTATCAAAATTTTTATCAAAGCAAAACAAAAAGACCTTGTCAGCTAACCAACTTCAGCTCTTAAAAGAGCAAAAGCAAGCAACGGGTAAGTATGCCAAGGCTTTGAAGTTACGTATTAAGGATTTAAAGGAGGCTAAATAATGAACTTTTCACATCTCTTAGATTTAGTGCTTGTAGTAACTTCAGTAGCAGCAGTTGTTGTTGCTTCTGTATATGCTAAACATAAAATTGCAATCGACAAGAAAGCAGCACAAGGCGATTTACTCGCTAAAGCAGAAAAGATTGTTGCCCAATCTGTAAGTCCCCTTGTCTATCAAGCAGAAAAGAGGGGAGGGGACGGTGAAGATAAGTTAACCTTTGTCGTTCAAGGCTTATTCTTGCTCTTAGATATGGCACACTTACCACACCCAACAATGAGTTTCGTAAAAGGAATGGTTGAAAAGTCAGTTACTGCTATGAAGCAAACACAATCAATTGCAGATACTGTTGATAAACCTAAGACGACCATTGTTGGCGAATTAAAGGAAGTTAAGAAGTAGGAGGCAACTTATATGGAAGTAGCAAAAAGAAGTTACGGTGTAGACGTATCTAGCTATCAAGATACTAATGTAGCTAATTATTCTGGTGCTAAGTTTGCAATTGTCAAAGTATCAGAAGGCTTAGACTATCGTAATCCTAAGGCACAATCTCAAATTTCTACTGCAAAAGCTAATGGTATGTTGCCAATGGCTTATCACTATGGAAGATTTAGTAGCAATAGTAACGTAGCCGTTCAGGAAGGTAATTATGCAGTTAACTCAGCTAAAGCAGTTGGACTTAATGTAGGTTCTTACTTAGCATTAGATTATGAACAAGGTAGTGGTAATGAAACTGGTGGAGATGCTGGTGCTAATACTACTGCAATCCTAGCTTTCTTAGATACGATCGTAAGTGCTGGTTACCAACCATTGTTATACTCAGGTGCTGCATTACTTAAGTCTAAGATTGATACTGGTAAGGTATTAGCAAAATATCCAAACTGCTTATGGGTAGCGTCTTATCCTGTATCTGGTGCAACAAGTGAGTCAAAGTTCATTTACTTCCCATCAATGAAAGGCGTAGCAATCTGGCAGTTCACAGATAACTGGCGTGGCTTAAACGTTGACGGAAACATTAGCTTGATTGATCTTAAGACTGACGGTAAGCCAGTAATTCAATCATCTAAGCCTGCTGTTAAGAAGTCAGCACCGCAATCTTGGGTTGATGATATCGGCGATACTTGGTACAAGGAAGAAGGCAAGTTCTATCCAAACGGCACAATCAATATTAGATACGGTGCACGTACTACTAGTGACATCATCGGCACAGTAACCAAGGGCGATTGCGTTAAGTATGACGCTTACAGTCGACACGGTGGTT